CAATATGTTCCACGATATGTACGTCACCGCCAAACGTGCCAAGACGCAACGGGCAATCTTCTGCGGATGGTGGCGTAACCAGTTCTACTCCCTGCCGGCTGAGAGTCAGACCTACAAAGTCTACTGGGATGGCAAGCTGACCCCAGAAGAACGGGAGTGGACACGCGACATCAAGAAGCTATACAACGTCGAGATCAATTCCCGTCAGATGGCCTGGTGGCGCTGGAAGCTGCATGAAGGCATCAAGGACGATGCGCTGATGTATCAGGAGTTCCCGCCCACCGAGGACTACGCCTTCGTAATGACCGGCACTTCCTACTTCAGCAACGCCCGGTGTACGGACGCAATGAAGAATGCCAAGAGGCTAACCCCTGACTGCTACCGCTACAGCATGGGTGCAAACTTCACTGACACCGAGTGCATGAAGTCTACTGACCGCCTTGCCACCATGCGCGTCTTTGAAGAACCGATTGACTCGGCCTACTACGTCATTGGCGCTGACCCTGCCTACGGCTCATCCGATTGGGCAGATCGCTTTTGCATTCAGGTCTACCGCGCCTACGCTGACGGGCTGGAGCAGGTGCTGGAATTTGCCACCAGCGAGATGAACACCTACCAGTTCGCCTGGGCCATCGCTCACATTGCCGGCGCTTACAAAAACTCCACCCTGAACCTCGAAATCAATGGGCCAGGGCAGGCCGTCATCAATGAGTTAAGGAACCTTAAGAGGCAAGCGTCCATGCTGGAAGGTCAGCGAGGCCGTGACCTGATGGATGTCCTGTCGCACATGACCAACTACCTCTGGCGGCGCAACGACAACATGGGCGGCATCAGCAACAGCATTGGCTGGCAAACTACTAGCGCCACCAAGGAACGGATGCTGTCCTACATGAAGGACTACTTTGAGCGCGGCATGATGGAAGTCCTGTCGATCGACACCATCGAGGAAATGAAAACCATCATCCGTGACGGCGCAAGTATTGAGGCATCCGGCAGGAACAAGGATGACCGGGTAATCGCCTCGGCTCTAGCCTGCGCTGCCTATGCCGAGCAGGTGCAACCCCGCCTCATTCAGATGCGCCTGACCCGTGATCGTTCCAAGAAGCTAGAACCCAAACAGGACAACGGCGCAATCGGTGACATCAGCCAGCGCACCGTGGGCGACTACCTGAAACGGATTGGATTCCAGTAATGCAACCCGTCATCCCCCGTCAAGAATTAAAACGGACAATAAAGCGGTTTTTGTCAGACAAGAATCGGGGTATCAGCATCCCCCTGTTTGCAGAATTGTGCGGCGTATCCGTGGCAATCCTGCGCCTAGTGTTCATCAAGGAGGAAGAACCCCTCACTGAGTACGTCCAGCGCCGGGTTTCCAAGGGATATCAGTCCTGGCTGCGGGGCGAAGTAGCCGTAATGATGAACCGTGACCAGACTCGATTCGTCCAATATCGCAAAGAATCCAAACCCAGAATGGCCCGTTCAATGGGTTTGCAGGTTGAAAATGGGCAAATAAAGCTGAAAATCGGCCTTAAAAACAAGGCTGACTACTCTAATCTTGATATAGATGAACAATTAAGGAGATAACTATGCCACGCATACTTAATGACTATAAATGCCCGGAACACGGCTATTTTGAGGCGTATGCCGCTATTTGCCCGGAAGGATGCGAGGAAGGCGTGATGATTGTCCACCTGCAAGCCCCCGGTTTGCTTAGTGACAAAACCAAAGGCAGCGACAAAAACCTGAAACAGCTTGCCATGGACTTTAAGATGACCAACATCAAGTCCACCCGGGAAGGTGACAGCCAAGCTGGGTACTACACCCGCCAGAATGCCGAGGTTCCTCCAGAGGTTGCTGCGGCGCAGCAGGTGCAGGAAGGCCGGCCTGGGGACGCAGCGATATGGGGCGGCGGCATGAAGGGATTGAATATGCAATCCATCCTGTCAGGAAAGGCCGTACAATCCATCAAGGGCGAGCCTGTGGGCATGAATCCCAAAGATGCGGGGAACTTGACAGGCCCCCGTGCTGCGAGTTATACAGCCGACCATGAGAACCTGGCGATCAAGAAATAATGCGGATACCTAAAGAATCCTCGGAGCGCGAATCGTTCTATCTGGACATCATGCAGAAATGCGCGGTGTCCGAAGATGAGCGAAAGCCGGACTATACGAATCTGCGCTCCTACTATTTGTTTGGCGCTGGCCCTGATGATGTGCCGGCGATCTACAACAAAATCTATCCGCACCTTGACCAGCTAACTTCGTTCCTCTACTCAGCCGAGACAACGCGCTTCAGTATCAACATGGGCGCGTCTGTTCCGAGTGAGGAGCATCGCAAGATTCCCGTGCTGACCCAAGCCCTCAACGATGAGTGGTTGAACAGCAACTGCGACCAAGTATTTAGTAGCGCCCTCACTTGGTCACTGGTCTACAACTCGACTTTCATCAAGCTGATCTACAACAACGGCATTCACCCGTTCATGGTCGAACCCGGCGCGATGGGTGTGCTGCGCGAAGATTCGCCCTATGTAGACCGGCAAGAAGCCATGGTGCAGACGTACTACATCACCAAGTCTGAACTGATGGCGCGGCTCTACAGCCACCCCAAGCGCAAGCAAATCCTTGACCGCATCACTGCCAGCTACAACCCGCCGATCACCGACACGCCCAATGGCGTAGACCGGATTGTGCTGTCCTCCAGCAATCCCACCATGATGGGTAACATCAACCTTGATCTGTACGGCTACAACCGCTACAAGGCGCAGGTTGCCGAGGACACGGTAGAGATGAAGGAACTGTGGCTCTGGAACGACGAAACCATGGACTATCAAGTAGTCACCATGGCAAACCCGGACATCGTGATTTATGACCGTGCCGGCGAGTCTGTTTTCCTCAAGGGTGAACTGCCGTTTATCCAGATTTGCCCCAACCCCCAGTACGATTATTTCTGGGGTCAGTCCGAGTGCCAGCGGCTCATCAATCTGCAACTGCTGCGAAACAACCGGATGAATGAGATTCTGGACTTGCTGTCCAAGCAGGTTGCCCCGCCGACTGCCCTGATGGGCTTCTCCGGTATCCTGGACGAAAAGAACTTCGCCCTGAACCGTGCCGGCGGTCTGTTGTCCACCGATATGCCCAATGCCAAGGTGGAGAAGTTAGCACCCACTATCCCGCCAGACCTGTATGAGTCTATCCGCGAGGTAGATCGGATGTTTGAAGAAGCCTCCGGTATTGGCAACGTCTTGCAAGGCAAAGGTGAATCGGGAGTCCGGTCTGCCGGACACGCCAGCCAACTTGCCCGTTTGGGAGCCAGCCGCGCCAAGAAACGCGCCCTCATTGTTGAGGATGCGCTGGAAAAGGTGGCAACCTTGTACTTAAAGCTGATGCAGGTATACGATGCCACGCATTTCAAAGATGTCGAAGGCGTACCGTTCGTTGCCAAACAATTTACCAGCGATTTTACGGTCAAGGTAGACGCACACAGCAATAGTCCAATCTTCACCGAGGACTTGCGCCAACTGGCGTTCAACCTGTTCAAGGCACAGGCCATCGACAAGGAATCCTTGCTCGACCTGCTAGAACCGCCAATGAAGCAAGAACTGAAAGACCGTCTGAAAAAGATGGAAGAAAAACAAGCCATGGCAGCGGCGCAACAAGCCGCCCAACCCAAGCCCGAAAAGGGTGGCGGGAAACCAGACCTGAAAGCGGTAGGTGGAGAATGAACCCAGGCAATACACAACCCAAAGCTGACCAGCCTCGCGTAGACACGAAATCGCTAGGTAGGCAGGAACCATCCTTGCAATACCGTGTACAGGGTGGTAAAAACTATGCCAGCCGGACTACACCCCGGTCGGATGGACGCTCTACAACCCGTAGTTACTAGGAGATCACCATGTACGGCAAAATGAAGCGCGGTCGCAAGGCTCGTCGGTAAGAATTCCGCAAGGAATAGGGTGTGGCTTCCTTCCCTATAAAATAGGTCGCCTCCTCTGTTAGGAGTGAATCATGCGTAAAGCTCGCAAAGGCCGTAAGGCTCGCAAGTAATTCCCCCAAAGGGTCTACCCCTGCGGGGCGGGTGGAAAAATATAGCCCCCATTTTTTTTCGCTTGACAAGTTAGTAAGTGCTTGCCACTATTCGCACAATTTAGGAATTAACCATGAGCGTACCGTCAGACCGATTGATGGAAATGATTAAAGGCCAGCGTGGAGCGTCTGCTGCCGCACCTATGCCAGGTGAAGAACCCGGCATGGATATGGCATCACCGTCCGATGACGAAACACCGCCCATGGCTGCTCCTATGTCCACGCCCGAACCCAAGATGGGGAACAAAGAGGGGGCGATGATTAACCTCTCCATGGCGATGGACTTGATTGAACAAGCACTTCCGGCATTCGGTTCCGAATCGCCTGAAGGCATGAAGGCCCTGCAAGTCCTGCGTTCACTGTCAGGCATCCTTGGTGGCAAGAAAGAAAAGACCAAGGAATTGCAAAACGCCGAAATCATGCAGATGCTTCAGAACTTGCCGCAGGCTGGTGGTGCAACGCCAGAGGGCAAGGCAATGGCAGCAGCACCCGCTATCCCGGGAATGGCTCCCGGTGGCGCACCTCAACCCCCAGCAATGTAAGGAGTAATCATGGACTTGTTTAAACCCCGTGGTGCGTCTGCACCGCGCCGCCCGACTGACCAGAACCAACAGAACGGTCAAATCACGAACACCCCGCGCTATGCGGCAATGGGTGGTCTGAGTGGCCCGAGCAAGTATTCCAAGAACAAAATGACCTTGGAAAAGCAGCCCAGCGCCCAAACCGGACGCAAAGTCATCTAACTATCAAAGGGGATAACAGATGAGTCTTGAAGATTTGAGCATGGAAGCGCGTGACGAACTGGCAATGCTGGCTCGTCAACTGTCTGAGAATCCTGCCACGCGCAAGGAATTTCTGCGTCTGACCAAGAAGGCAAAGCCGGATATGCCGATCCCTGAACTGGAGATCGAGGATAAGACCGACAGCGCCATCGAAATGATGCGGAAAGAAAATCAGGAACTCCGGGCTAAGTGGCAAGAGAAAGAAGCCATGGAAGAACTGAGAAGCCGGCGCTCCAATCTGAAATCCAAGGGCTTAGTGGAACGGGATGAGGACATCGCTGAAGTGGAGAAAATCATGCTGGAAAAAGGCATGACCAACCACGAAACAGCAGCCGAATACTGGCAGTGGATGAAGCAATCTGCACAGCCCACGCCAACCGGCTACAACCCCAATCCCATGACCAAGTTTGATCTGGGTAAGTATTGGAAAAATCCTGTGCAAGGCGCACGGGATGAAGCAGCAAAAGCACTCAATGAGTTGCGGAAAAACCCGCGACCCATTGGTATTTAAGCAGTACAGGGGATATTTTTTTCTCGGAGATGAACCATGCCTATCGGCGGCGGTATTCTTCCGGCTTCGGGTTCGACCCAATACACCGAACTGACTTACGTCACTCGGCGTGCGTTTATCCCGAAACTGGTTGTCCAGCTTTACAACTCGACACCTCTCATGGCGGCACTGATTGCCAACAGTCAGCAAGCCTCGGGCGGTGTTTCATCTGTAACCGTTCCCGTCCAGGGAGCGCAGTTTGTCAATGCTCAATGGTCTGACTACAGCGGATCGTTTGCACAGCCTAGCGTTCAGCAAGGCGCGTACAACGCTGAATTCAACCTGAAGCTGATGATCTGCCCGGTTCCGTTCCTCGGAATGGAAGGCGCGGTACAGCAAGATCACGCGGTCATCCCGCTGATTGAAGCCCGTATGAACGATGCGACCAACGTAATGATGGACGCAATGGCTACGGCCCTGTACAACAACACGACCAATTCGCAGCAGTTTATCGGTCTGCCGGGCGCTATTTCTAATAGCAACCCTGCCGCTGGTAACTACGGCAACATTGATCGCTCCACCTACACCTGGTGGCAGTCCAAGCAGTACGCCGCTGGCTCGGTCAACCCGACCCGTCAGAACGTACTTCAGTACATCAGCGGCACGGTCAAGAACGGCGCGGAAGTCCCGTCCTTTGGCGTGTGCGGCTTCGGTACTTGGACGCTACTGGCTCAAGACTATGTTGGTCAAGAGCAATACGTCATTACCCCCGGCAGCGGTTTTGATAGCGATGCCAACGGCCCGCAGGCTGCGTTCCGCGCCCTGATGGTTGCCGGTGTGCCTATCTATCCCGATCCGTACTGCCCGGAAGGTAAACTCTACCTGGTCAACACCAACTACCTGTCGCTGTACATCCACGACCAAGGTTCGTTTGTGTTCACCGGCTTTGAGTCGACCCTCCCGAACTGGCAGATTGGTTACGTTGGCGCGGTCTTGATGATTGCCGAACTGGTAAACACCAAGCCCAAGTCAATGACCCAAGTGACCGGCTATAACTCACTGACACTGTAAGGAGAAAAAGCCATGGCACTTGCAATGAACAAAATTTTGGTTGCGAATACCGTAACCAATACCACCTCTGCCTACCTGCAAACCACCACGGTGGCTGCTGTCACGACCGGAAACGGAACCGTGATTGTTGCTGGCGCGTACATGATGAATGCCCAGGCAAACATCAGCGTGGTTATGTATGACGGCGCTAACTGGAACACTTTGATCGCCAACAACGTGGGTGGTTACTTTGTGTCGGACGGTGTGAACGTGGCTGCGAAAGCAATCAACGCAAACACCACCGCCACCCTGGTGACGATCAACGGTGGTCAAGCCGCCAACAGCACTTACGCATCGTAAGGAGCCAACATGATTGCGAACCATGTAGGCGCTCTGTACACCGACCGTTTCGACGGCATCGCTCTGGGCAAAGTCCAAGGCGCTTCTGTCAACGCGACCGGCAATACGGCTGTGACCATTCCCATCGTATCGGGAACGGGATACATCGTTCGCAAGATTACCGTTGCAAACGCTAACGCTACGATCAACACGGCAAACGTGGTGGTTCTGACCTCCTCGGACGGAAACGCCTCCAATGCCGTGTCGAACGTGACGGTTCTCTCTAGCGTGACTAGCAACTTGACCTGGCAGGACATTCCCCTGTCTACCGCAGCAGCCACCACGGTCTACACCGCTGGTGCGCTGTATGTGAAGGTCAATGTTGCTGTCACCAATGGTACTTGCGATATAACCGTATTTGGCGATGTGGTGACTCTGTAATGACAACCGTCTATGTGACAAACAAGAACTTCAAACCTCTTGTCGTTGACTATAGGGGACAAGACCTTTCATTCCCAGTGAATGAACCTGTCCAGCTTCCTCTGGAGGCAGCGCGTCACATATTCGGATACGGTAACGATAACAAGGAACCGTATCTGGCCTCTCTCGGACTTTGTTTGACCAGCAATGAAATTCCTGATGGATTGAAACGGCTGGCAAATTTTGTCATCACCGAGGGTGTGCCACAAAAAGACCACTCTTTATCCCCGGTGGTGGAACAAGTACCCCTTCCCCCTGCAAAGCGGGGAGGGGGAAAAGTCCTCGCTATGACGGCATGATGGGATACAGATGTCACAAACTCTTTCTGGCTACATCACAGAATGTCGGCGGCTGTTGCATGATGCAAACGGCAACTTCTATTCTGACAATGAACTGACTGACTACATCAATGACGCTCGTCAGCGTCTAGTCAGAGATACTGGCTGTCTGCGAAAAATCCAGACGGTCACAGCAGTTACCAACCAGGAGGTCTACAACTTCCTGACAGATTTTCCTCAAGCCATGCAGACCATGGATGTGCTGAACATCAATCTGTATTGGGGCAACACCCGCGTACCAATGCGCTATATGTCTTGGACGCAATTCAACGCGCAACTGCGCTACTGGCAAAATTACATTGGGCAACCGATTGCCTTTTCCATGTACGGGCCAACCAGCCTCTACATTGGGCCGATTCCCGATCAAAACTACACCATGGAATGCGATACGGTCATCCTTCCGACACCGCTAGTTAGCGGCACGGAAGTAGACCAGATACCTGACCCGTGGACTACCCCGGTGGCGTTCTATGCCTGTTACAAGGCCAAGTTCAAAGAACAATCTTATGGCGAAGCTGAGATTTTCAAGCAGCAATATCAGCTACAGGCACAATCTGTCCTAGCGACAACGTACACCAGAAGGATGCCCAACCCTTATTCGAATCCGTACTGATATGGCTGCTGCCGAGCAAAAAAAGTCATATAAGGTCATCAAGGAGTTCAAGGGGGTCAACACCAAGGCCAACCGGACATCTATTGATGAGACTGAATTCGCATGGATTGAGAATGCTCAACCCATTGGTTTTGGCAACATCAAGATCATCAACAGTCGCAGCACGGTCTATGACGCTGGAAACACGGCAGTTACCTTTGCCGCCAATGTCACCAACTTGTTTTCTTGCTCGATAAATAACAAAGACTACATCCTTGCGTTTGAATCGGATGGCAGGTGCGAATTCTTCAACGTCACCGATTCTGCCAAAGGTAACGTAGCCGTTGCCGGCACATTCTCGGCGGCTGGCGTAGA